TGAAGGCTATGTAGACAATCTAAAGAACAATTACAATGACATATGGGTTAATCGTTATTTATACGGATCCTGGGATGCGTTTGAAGGACAAATATATCCTGATTTCGAGCCCAGTGTACACATCGTACCTGATTTTAGTCCTGATCCAGGCTGGAGAAGATTTATAGCCATTGATCATGGGCGTACAAACCCAACAGCTATTTTGTGGGGTGCAGTAGACCAGGATGATAAGATCTGGATATACAGAGAGCATTACGAAGCTGGGCATGATGTAGACTATCATGCAAGAATGTGTAAGGCATATCTCAATGAAGGTAAGTACGAAACCTATGTGATTGACCCGTCTACAGGTGCAGGAAAGAAGGATGATCCAGAAACCATAGGCAATAGGTACAGACAACTTGGTATTCCTGTGATCAATGCTAACAATGATGTGCAGGGTGGTATCGACAAGGTGACAGAGTATATCAAGAACAATAAGATATTTATTACCCGTAGCTGTGAAAACCTAAAGCGTGAGATGACAAACTATCAGTGGGAACAGCCAAGTGCATCCAGGATAGACCTGAATCAGCCAGAAAGACCATTAAAAAAAGATGACCATGCAGTGGATAGTTTACGATATATGGTCGGAGAAATAGTCAAGAGTGGTAAGAAGCCAGATACCCGTACAGATACACAAAGATTTATTGACAAGATTATCGTGGACGTAGACCAGACACAGCCACAATGGGACAATATCTAATGTCGGTTACCTACAGAGGAGAAACCTTTCCAGGATACAACAAACCGAAGCGATATACAGGGTCAGGAAGATTTAAGAAGCGAGTCCTTGCAAAGAAAGGTGACAAAGTGAAGATCGTAAACTATGGTCACAAGAGTTATCGACATAACTACAGTGCAAAGGCTCGAAGTAATTACTTAAAGCGATCAGCAGGAATTAAAAACAAAAGTGGACAGAGTACATCTAAAGACAAATTTAGTGCAAACTACTGGGCCAGAAAGGATTTATGGAATGCCTAAAACAAAACCATTTTGGGAGCAGAAGAACCCCAAAAAGAAAAGCAAGAAACTAACACCAAGCCAGAAGGCGTATGCAAAAGCATTGGCAAAGAAGGCTGGTAGACCATACCCGAACCTGATTGATAACGCCAGAGCATCAAGGAGATAGTTATGAAAAAAACAAAATATGGTAAGGCAATGGTTGCCAAGACTAAAAAAACTTTAAAAGGTGTGTCTTTGATGGGTTTATCTGCCAGGCAAGTAGACACAATGATAAAGCATTCCGAGCATCATACAAAAAAACATTTACGAGTAATGCGTAATGCAATGCAAGATGGCAAAACATTTACCCAGGCTCATAAGATTGCAATGGAAAAAGTAGGTAAGTAATGGCTGGTATGGATTATATGCCAGAAAAACAGCAAGATGTGCTGAATGAAGTAGCAGATATTGCTGAACGTATACCACAAATACGATCCTGGTTAGACAAATCAAAGAAAGCAAGAGAGAAACAGACCGATAGATGGCGTAAAAACGAGCGATTGTACTATGGTAGACACTGGGCAAGTCCAAGTAAAGGCACAGAAAGCCAGTCCAGGATGATATTTAACTTTCCATTAGCTGTTGTAGAGACGATTTTACCTGTTATTAGCGACTTTCAGCCTACGATTGATGTCATGCCCAGGGAAAAGAACGATGTATTCTTTGCTGATATGATGCAAAAAAGGTTCCAGCAGATTGTAGAAGAGACAGATTTATACAATAAAATCATCATGGCTGTAAAAGATAGCCTGATTTATAGCAATGGATTCCTGCAAATCATACCAGAAGTGTCCGATATGGGCGTATTTAAGGGCTTTGACATCCAGGTAATCGATCCATTTAGTGTTATGCCACATCCGTTTGCAACAGAACTGGATTTAAAACGAGGTGAATACTTTTTATTTGCTGTTCCAATGGAAACCAGCAGAATAGAGCGTGAATTTGGTATTAAAACAGGTGGCGATGGCAAACTAAACGATTTTAGATCGTATCAACAAGCAAATGACAATGGAGGAATCGAAAGCTACCAGGTAGAAAGTGAATACGATATGGCTCTGGTCATAGAATGTTACAGCAATGAAGCCGATAAAGAGAAATATCCAAATGGTAGGCATACAGTTATTGTTGATGATAAGCTAATTGTCGATGAACCATTAGAATTATTTAGGATGCCAGTGTTTATGGTATCCAATTACAAGAGTCCACACAATTTTTGGGGTATTGGCGAGACAGAACTGGTGCGTACCCAGACCAAAGCAATCAACGAAACCTTTAGTGCAATCAATGAGAACATACGCAAGGTAGGGTTTCCAATTCGTAAGGTAACACAACGAGCAAAAGGACAAATGGTAAGACCCATTACAGGGGCTCCTGGTGAAGAAATAACTGTAGTAGAGCCAGGAGATGTTACGTTTGAGATGCCACCACCGATTCCAGGATATATTCAGGGCTACATTAATCAGGTTGCACAGTATATGGAATCCATTACAGGTGTCAATGATGTTACCCAGGGTCGTAGACCAGGAGGAGTTTCATCAGGTAGGGCTATTGTTGCATTGCAAGAAGCCAGTCAGACCAGGCAAAGATTTAAGATTAACAAAGAAGTAGGAAGGCTTACCAAAGAAATAGGCGAATACATGGTACAAATGATCCTGACCTATGACGAAGAGATTAAGTCCATTAGAGAGCGTGATGCAGAGGGTGCATTTAGCTTTGTAGAATACAATCCTACAGCAGTGTATGATGCCGATGGTAACATGGAAGGTACACCAGAGTTTGATCCTGGTACAGCCAAAAGAATGGTAGATAGCGAGTTTGACATTGAGGTTGCCACAGGATCCAGGTTTGCCCAGGGTCGTGTAGCCAATGAAGAACGGGCATTGGAGTTATTCCAGTTAGGTGTATATGGTATCGAGGAAGTAGTCAATGCCTTGAATGTGCCTGATAAACAGCAGATCATACAAAACTTTTATGTTAGAAATCAGCAAATGTCACCACAGCAACAAGTACAGCAAGTAGAACAGATACAACAGCAGTTTACAGGTGTAGTACAACAGTTGTTATCTGAAGGTCCAGGAGGACCAGCAGAAGAAATGGTAGCACAAATGATTATAGAGAATCCGACACTAACAGAAACCGAAGATTTTCAATCCATTCCAAGAGAAATACAGGATAGGATTATCACCGTAGCAGGATTGGTTGGTGGGCAGGAGAATCCAGAAATGGAACAACCCGAGGCTTGAGTTGAGAATATTCTTGCCCACAACTATCAATAGGATATGAAGTACAAAAAAAGCAAAGCAAAGAAAAAGAAAGGCTACAAGGCGTATAAAAAAGCCATGTATAAGTCTGCAAAATATTAGTGATTAGACAAATACAAGGCATACTTACACCCGATGAAGCACAAAAAGTCAAAGAATACGGGAAAACAGGGGCTATGATTTCTGATTTTAGTCACGAAATTGTCCAAAAAGTGGCAAATGCGTACCAGAAAGAGGTTGATGGCCATGAGTTTATACTAAAATCTCCCAGCTATTGGCGAATTGAGACACGACCAAAAGGTCACGAATGGCATTTTGATGGATGTAAGCTAATTAATGGTGAGTTTGTAGACAATCATATGGCCTGGTGTCAGTTTGGTACGACAGTATCCTTATCCAGGTCCGATGAATATACGGGTGGCAATATATATTTTGAGATAGATGGAGAACCGACAGAAGTCAAAGATCATTATTTAAAGGGTGTGTGTTATACAGCAGGAAAATTTAATAACCCTGTAAGGCACATGGTAGAGCCACATAAAGGAAATAGAACGGTTTTACTCATGTTCTTTGCAACCAAACCAGTGTCGCAAGACCAACTGAAAGGAATATAATCATGGCAGAAGTAAACGTAACAGGTACAACAAATTTAAACGTAACACCAGAATCCGAGCAGATTACCATTGGTAATAGTAGCGTGGAGGCAAGTGAACAGGTAGCACCAGCAGGAACAGGGGGCTATCACGAAATTTCGATTCCTGATGAACTCTTTCAAGAGCAATCAACCCAGGAGTCCGAGACAAAACAGGCTGTGACCACAGAGTCAGAAGAACCAGCCGAAACACAAGAAACTGAACAAGAAGTATCAGACAGTGAACCAGAGCAAACCCAAACGGTTAGTGAACCAACAGATGAAGATGACAAATATGTTTACGAAACAGAAGATGGCTCCAGGTATACATTGGATGATGTAGAAACATGGCGTAAAGATTCGCTTAACAGGCATGACTGGTCTAAATCCAATACGGAAAAAGCCCAGCAGTTAGCAGATCAAAGAAGAGCAGTAGAGCCATTAGTTCAGTTTATAGAAAAGATAAAGGACAATGGAGAATTCACCGAAACATTGCGAGAAGCAATCGAGGATGAAATAGGAAAAGAAGCAGGGCAACTCTTTCAAGAATCCCTATCGATGGAAAATACAGAACTCCCGAACCCTTATCAAGACCAACTGCTCGAAGCAGAGGAACGATTGGCTACGATTGAAGCAGAGCGAGAACTGGATAACAGTTTGGTACAACTACAAAACACCTTTTCATTGACGAGTGAACAGGCAGATGATGTGTTGGCCTTTGCAATCAAAGTACATGAGGACACAGATCGGTTACTTACCCTGGAAGAAGCATACAAAGTTATGAATTTTGACAAGGTAAAAGCCGAACCTGTAGCTGAAAAACCAAAGCCAAATGTTCCTGTAAACATAACAAAGAATGCTGGTGTCAAAGAGACTGCAAGTAAGCCGAAAACTTACGCAGATATTGATGTCGCATCTTTTTTTAATCAATAAACGTAATAAGGAGTTAGAATATGTCTAACATAGCAGTTTCTGGAACAGGAAACGCATCATTAAGTGCCCTTATTCAGCAGTATTATATGCCTGTTTTGTATGATAACATCTTTAAGAAGTCTCATCCATTACTTGCATT